CATATTTGCATTATTACCAATCATGTTATCATAACCACGGTCATGAGAGTTGTTTCTGGTTAATTCGTACCAGATATTAAGCCAGTCGCCATATTGTTCATCAATTTTAGAACCACCAATTTCAACTTTGGCGTTTTCAATTAAAGCATGGCCAAGTCTGGAAACATATCCTGCATTAGCACTAGGTGTCCATTCTTCTAAATCAACAACAACGTACATTTTGCTGATTAAATCACCATTTCTGTTAACATTGCAAGTAACAGTTCTTCCGAATTCGGAAGCACCTGAGAAAGTTTGAACAATTGGTTCAACAGAGAAGTTAGTATGTCTTCTGTAGACTACTTTGAAAAAAGTTATTTGAGGTTCACCTGTAAGGTAAACATCTTGAGCCCCGTAGGCTACGAGTTGCATTAAACCGCCACCCATATTATATATATGACTTTAGAAAATATTTTTTTAAACATTTTTTTTTTAAAACTTATATATTTTTTAAAAAACTCAAGTTTTATTAAAAAAAAAATACATTTTAAATATTTTTATATATAATTTCTAAATATAATTTTTATATATAATTTCTAAATATAATTTTTATATATAATTTCTAAATATAATTTTTATATATAATTTCTAAATATTTTTATATGGATTTTAAAAAAAAATATTTAAAATATAAAATAAAATATATTAACTTAAAAAATCAATCAGGTGGTGAAAATTTTAAAAATGATAATAGAATATTAGACGATATACAAATTAATCAAATTATAGAAGGTGAACAAGAATGGGAACAAACAGTATATAGTAGCAGAAGTTTTAATAGAACTGGGGAGTTACAAATATCTGAGTTATTTTCATTATTAAATATGAGTCCACCTGTTTTTAGAATTTTATTAAATAGAACAAGTTATACTAATAATGTATCACTTAAGCCATTAGATGTTTTAATTTATAAAAACACTTTAGATACTTTATTTAAAAAAATGAACCACACTATTTCTGAAGATATACAATTATCTTCTTATCACATGAATGTTGACACTGGATTTAGTTCCCCATATTCAGTAAGACAAGTTGACTCATTTCTTAGAAAGATAGGAATAGATACTACACATTTATTAACAGATATCAATTGTATTAAAAAAACACGCGATGAATGTATAAAATCTATAAAAGATTGTAGATGGCAGCCTGTTAATACGTATAATGAAAATGATGAAACTTGTTACAGAGTTGATTATAATCAAAAAAGTAGAAAACCTAAAATTAAACAACATTCTTTAGAACATCTCCCAATTATTAATGAAGAATAATTAAAAATATTTAAAAAACTCATTTTAATATATTTAATGACAAACTTTAAGATTAAAAAAGAGAAGAAAGTTAAAATTAAACATAATAATGTTAAAAATAATTCAACGCTTGATAAAAAACACCAAGAAAATTCAAAAAAATTTAAAACAAATAAGATAAAGACAGATGAATTAATAATAAAATTAAATATTTTAAAAATAAAATTAGATGATGTTAATAAATATTCTATTAGTTCTATTGATAGTTTAAATGAAAAAAAAATATTAATAAAAAATATAGATGAAATTGAAGAAAAATTAATTACAATTACTTCACAAAATCGTATGGATTATTATAATAAAGCAGGTGATATTATTTATAATTATTATAATTATAGAGACAATAATGATGATAAAAAAAAGATAGGTGTATCTATTTTAGATTTACTAAATAAAAAGAATGTTGTTGAAGAAAATAAGAACAAAGATGTTTTAAAAAAATCAAAACTTTTTGAAGACTTTTGCCAAAGAGTTGAAGGTATTCGAATAAAAGAAGACGATGGTAAAAACCGTATTGTTTATTGTAAACAATGTAAAATAGAAAAAATATTAGATTTGTATAATTCAGCATATGTATGTGAATTATGTGGAGATGTAGAAACTATAATTTTAGATGAAACAATAAAAGAATACTCCTGTTATAAAAGATTAAGTCATTTTAAAGAATGGTTAAATCAGTTTCAAGCTAAAGAATCAACAGATATTGATGATTGTGTTTATTTACAAATAGTAAAAGAATTAAAAAAAGCAAGATTAACCGATCCAGCAAAATTAAATCGCGAGCGAATGCAAAAAATTTTATTTAAGTTAGGTCATAGTAATCTATATGAACATATTCCATATATAATTAATAAATTATCTGGACTTCCACCGCCTAAAATTAGCACAGATATTGAAAAAAAATTTTGCCAAATGTTTATGCAAATTCAACAACCTTGGGAATTATATAAACCTAAAGGAAGAAAGAATATTATTTCATATAGCTATATTATTTATAAATTTTGCGAGTTATTAGAATTAGATCATTTACTTCCTTTCTTTCCTTTATTAAAATCTCATAAAAAAAAAATGGAACATGATGTTTTTTGGAAAAAATGTTGTAAACATTTAAAATGGGCGTTTTATCCTACTAGTATTTAATAATATATAAATTTATCTATTTATTATTATATGAATCATTTATTATATAATATTTCTGTAATAATAATTATTGTTGGAATAATTTTTTTAACAAATTCATTATCTAATATAAATTGTACTAATAATTATTATAAAAAAATTAACAAAGTGAATAGATATAAATCATCAATTATTAAAGATTATCCTAGTAAAGTTTTTAGTAAAATGTTTGATAGCCCAAGCGTGTGGATGGGTTATTCTGATTCAGACTCAAAAGAATTTGAGTTATCAAAAAAAATTGATTAAAAGAGTAAATATTATTAAATTTAATGTCCAAAAAAGATCATCTTACTGAAGATACTACATTTTTACCACCTAATCAAAAATTTGTGTGTATTTCGTTCTTAACTCCAACTAAAGAAGACAAAACTACATTAAGTGGTGTTAAAATTAGAGGAGTATTTTCAACTTATGAAGAAGCATGTGATCATGCAAAAAAAATCCAAAGTTATGACGAGTATCATAATGTTTTTGTAGGAGAATTAGGTAAATGGTTAGCATTTGATCCTAATCCTGAATCAGAATATGTAAAAGATGCAGAATATGCTAATAAAAAACTTGATAGTATTATGAAAAACTATAAAGAAAATCAAGAAAAAGCAAAGCTATTTCACGAACATCAAAAAAATATTCAAATTCAGAAAAATTTACAAGAGAATATTGATCAGAAAAAGAAAAATAAAGAAGAGATTATCACAAAAGATACAGAAGAAAAAAAGTTTACTTCTAGTTTGGAAGAAATAGATAAGCAAATTAAAAAAATGGAAGAACGAAAACAAGAGTTAGACGATATTAACAAAGGGTTATCATTAAAACTTAACATGAATAAAACAGATGCGAGTGAAAGGACTGTTTAAGAAAACAAAAAAAGTAATTTAATTTATATAAATATATTTAATATTTATATAAAACTATTTTTTTATTTTTTCAACAATATATTTCATTTTATTTTTTTTAGTTACAAGGGATGCAGCATCAAATGTTTTAATATGTTTATTCCATTCACTATCATAATGTTTTTTATGATATTTACGATATAGTTTACTACCTATTTTAAAACTAGGTGCTTTTTTTGCTTTGTACCAAAAAACTTTTTTAGTAATATCTTTAGTATGAACACGATTATCAATAACCATACATCCATAATCTTCTGTAATATCTAAAAAAACTTGCTGAAACATATCAAATGTTGGAAACATGCCAGCATAATGATCATATAATCTTTTTCTATTACTAATAAAATCTTCAGCTAATAAAAAAATATAATCAAAATTACTTCTCATTTCAGGTGGAATACCTAAGGCAAACTGCATAGTAAGAATAAAAGACACATGATGATGTCGGCCATTAAAAAATAATTCTAAAACATTTTCATCTTTTACCCAACTACCTTTACTACTCATACAATCATCCATAATTAACATTAATCTATCATCTTTTATTCTTTTACCATTTTTTTTTCTATTATGATTATCTTCATTTAATTTACCTTGTCTTCTAAAAACTTTAGTTAAAATTGCAGAATTAAAATTATCAAAAATATAACTATCTGGAACAAATTCTCCATAAAATTTATTTAATTTTTCTGTTTTACTAATAACAACACATGCAGGTATGTGTCTTTTATGATATAAAATTTCCTTAGTCAGATAACTTTTTCCAGAAGCTCTTTTTGCAATCATTGCAACTGTTGCATGTTCTGCCATATTTTTTAAATCAAATTTTTTTAGTTTAATTTTAGTTGATCCGATACTGATATCTTTCGTACTCATTAAATTATTTTAGATAATGATTTTGATAAATATAATTATATTAGTTTAAAAATCAGCAGGTTCAGTATAAATATTACTAAAAACAGTTTGAGTCTTATTTTCTATTAATTTTAAACAATCTTCATAAAAAGTAAATGTAAGTACTAATAATATAGAAGGTAAATATGTAATATTAAATAATCTAATCATTTTATTTTTATTCATATTTTTTTTTGAAATCCTATATTTTAATAAAATGATAATTAAACATAGAATTATTATATAAATTTTCATTATTAAATTACAATAGATATTTAAAATAGGTAATACTAAACTTTTTTAAATATTTATCACAAAATAAAATCTAGTGATAAATATACATATAATGGTATCCGTTTTTAATATATTTACAGGAAAAAAAAAAGAAACATTAAAAGATAATATTTTAAAAAATTTAAAGTATTTAATATTTATTGTATTATCAATTCTAATGATTAGATTTTATCCAACAAATAGATTAAGTAGAAAAGAAATTACAGTATTGGTAATTTCACTTACTGGTTGTTATATACTACTTGAAGTAATAGCTCCAACACAAAAAATAATGTGTTAAAAATTTAAGTAATTATTAAAAAATTTATTTTTTTTCATTAATTTTGCTTTTTCCATAGTATTTATACTATGAATACTTGCATTATCTTCTTTTTTAGAAATGTCTTTATTATTTTCATTTCCAAAAACCTCTTGGTAATTCTCAGTTTTTTCAGGTTGATATGATAAAGATATATCAATCTCACTTTCATTCAAATCTTTTTCTAAAATATTCTTAATTCTAGAATCAAGAGATATGTTTTTTTTATTATCTGTTTTAGTTTTTTCAATTGATTCATTATTATGAATATTTTTAATAAAATTATTATTTGTTTTATTACTATCTGATATTTTTACATTATTTCTTTCTAAAATAGATTGAATAGTGTCTTTCATATTATTTCTTTCTATATTATTTACTTGGTTATTTAATTGATTATTTACTGGATTATTTAATTGATTATTTACTGGATTATTTA